GCCGCCAACGGTAAGTCCGTGGAGAAGACTCATGCTGAACCGGATGACATCGCCGATCTGAAGCGATTTACGTCCCTCTGGCTTGGGAACATTAACTTCGTTGTAAGAGCAATCGGCACCGTTACGACACGCATATTCGGTGATTAAATCGTCAAGATTGCTCGGAATTTGAATCGCGTTTGCCGTGTAGTGATTGCGAACAAACTCATGGAGCTGCGCCCATGATCCTCCGGGTACTTCAATCCCAGTTTCAGGAATGCGGTAATGCCATCCGCCGGGGATGACCATGTGTTCGTTCAAAACTTTGTAACCAGTGGTTTTGCTCATGCTTCAATCGTTTCGTCGTAGTAAATTGAATCTGCGTCCTTCACTAGCTTTTCCCAGACCTTATCCATCTTCGTGAAGCGCGGCTCTAAAACAGCAGTTTTGCGGACCAGATCAAGCAAGACTACAGCAGCGTCGGCCAAATCAGGCGATTTTCCGGTTCGCTGCTTCATCACGGTCTTGGATTCGACCGATATCTTCCGCTTTGAATCATCAAACATACGGGCGCAAAACTCCTGCAACGTCTCGATGTCCATGCCTCCAAGGCGCTCTTCAACGGCCCATTTACGCATCGAGAACCAGAGTTCCGTTACCTTTCTATCGTAAGCCTCATTGCATGGCCTACCGTCCTCGTCGCTGACGGGAATCGTTGATGGCGAGCCACCGAACTCAACGCGATGAATTACGCCCCATTCGCGAGTCAAGATGTCGGCCAAACCACCGCCTTCACCGCTTGAATCCAGACCAAATTTGTCCGGTGGAACGCCGCGCTTGTTGCATTCTTCTTTAACTCGATTGGCTATCTGGTAATGCACCGGCTCCGTTAGTTGAGCGTTGACGGATATGTGGATGATGTCTTGAAAAAGTATGCTGACCTTGTCGTTTGCGGTGCCAACTTTTGCAAAGCGAAGGATACATCTGTCGCCGCCAAAGCCCGGATCAAGACCGGCAACGATTTGAACATTGGTGGTAAACACCAAACTTTTTGTAGGTGTGTGCGTCTCAATCAGCGATTCGGACAAGACCGTCTTGACCATGCCGTCCGGCGACCAGAATCCGCGTGTGTACTTCCAGAACGTAGGGCTTTGCTCGCCCTCATGGCGCATTGCCGATAACACCTGATCCTGAGTAATAAGGTACGGATACTTCGTGCGACCTTCGCTGATGTTCGGCGACTTCATGCCGTCAAAGCGTCGGCACATCCCGCGTTCTGTTAGCCAATGCTGGTCTTCAATCGTTACGCTGCGCCAGCCCTTTGCCGGTGTGCAGAAGCGTCCGTGCGGATCAAACTTTGAGGCAGGGTTTCCGATGACCAACATCTTGAACTCGCGGCAACCCTTAGAAAGGTTCGTACACGCTTCGAAAGCCGCTTCAGGCGTATCCGTAGCTTCGTCGATAATAACCATCACACGCTCGGCATGGATGCCCTGAATGTTGGCCACAGCCTTGGATGTGTTGCCCTCGGCGACGGCGATGGCGGAAATGGAGTGTCGGTCGTCTCCTTTGATAGCTTGAAGACTCATCTTCGAATCGACCATGTTTCCGGGGAATCCGCGTGATTTCCGAACAAGATCCTGAAGATTGGCCCACATACGCTTTCGGATCATCTTTGCCGTTGTAGACGTAAGAACAACGGTTGTCTTGGAGGGGTTTGCCAGCCACCAAACAGTCGCAAAGAGCGTCGCGCCGAAAGTCTTTCCACTCGCACCGCAACCTGCCCATCCGACGTAGTCGTGTTCGCAAAGACCTTCGACTTGTGCTTCGAGCCACGGGTTCCAGCTCATCTTCGGCCATAACATTTTCGTGGCGTTACGAAAATGATCGAAAGTACCCAGTCCGCCCTCATTCGGTTGGAGCCGATTTCGGAATGCGTAGAGTTCCAGTTCTAGGTCTGGAATCTTGACTGGGGAACGAATCCCGTACTTGTGGTCGATCAATGGATGCTCTGACACTTGCTCTGGCATAGTTTGGCCTTGCATTAGTTCTCGCTGGACTTGACGGTCTGGCAAAGGAAAAATATGCCGTCGCAACTTGTTTCTTCAACCGGCTGTTGCCAGCCTTGCGATACCGTTCCGGTTGTCGTGAACGTCCCCGGACCACAGGGTGCTGCGGGTACTAACGGAACAAACGGCGCGAACGGGGAAAATGCGTTCTCGTATACGACCGCGTCGTTTGTAGTTCCGACGTTTGGAGCATCGGTTGTCGTTGCGGTTGCGAACACTTCGTTTCTTCCAGAGTCGGTTGCTGGACAATTTTTTGTATCGGTTCAGGGATGCGGCTACTTGCAGGTTACATCGGTAGACGGTTTGCTGGTAACCCTACAAAACCCACTTGCAGGCGTTCTCGGAATCCCAAATGCGATTCCTACGACGGTGATTCCTATTGGTTCACTTATCACGCTGTCGGGTGCAATTGGCGCTACGGGTGCGGCAGGAGCGTCTGGCGGAGCATCGTCCGCAGCGACGTACATTGTTCGAACTCCCGACGCATCGGTTCCGAGTGCAACGGCGCTCAATTCGTTTTTATCTGGTTATCTCAAGACTCAAGGGTCGAGCGGATCTGGCTTTCTATCGACCGTCGCAACGGTTCCTGTCGGCGACATCAGCGGCGTGTTGCCGGTCGCAAACGGTGGAACGAACGTCGCAACCATACCTACCAATGGCCAACTGCTCATTGGCAATGGAACGGGATACACGCTGGCAAGTCTGACCGCAGGCTCGAACATCACGATTACGCCGGGCGCAGGCACGATCAGCATTGCATCGACGGCCAGCGGAGCAGCGTTCAGCTACGTTACGTTTACGCGGAGGCTGACCGGCAACAACCTGATTGCAGCGGCAACAACTAAAAACCCATTTAGCCTTGGTGATTTTCCTTCTGGATCTTGGGCAGGAATAGATACCGCGTCTGGATTTACTGCTGCGACTGGTCGATTTACCGCTCCATTCACTGGGTACTACAAAATTGATGCAGTGTTCAACTTGCTTGGAAACACTGGTACTGCAAGCGTAATTGTCTTTTTGCGTAAAAATGGAATAACAAACGTTTTTCAGACTCAAGAGTTCAACGCTACAAACGCTTCTCCGCAAAGTCTTATTCCAGTTTCGTTTTCTTATATAGACCAAGCTACTGTAATTACTGATTACTACGAGATATTGATTCAAACTACTGGGTTTGGAGTAAATGTCGTAACTGGCTCCTCATTCTCCATCCAACGGATTCAGGCTTAAGCCATGAGCGAACGCGCACCACGGCGGTACACGGATGGGTCTGTCACCTTTGAGGGTGGCATTGACGCTGGTGTGATGCCGTCTGAGGTGGACAAGAATCAGGTCGCCTTCGCGGTCAACGCCAGCTTTCGGCAGGGATTCGTCTCTCCTCGACCCGGTTTCATCCAGAAAGATTACGACGTATGCTTGTCGATTACGGCAGACAGCACGCTCGTTACTGCCGATCAAACCAATGTCACGGCGGACGGTTTCTCCGAGGAGTGCTATGGTTCGAGCAATTTGACCGGCGTCTTCCAGTGTGCGCTCCCATACATCGGCGATAACGGAGCGACGTTCATTCTGATGTTGATCAGTGGTAAAGTGTGGCTTTACGACTGCCTTCAAAACAGCGTTCAAAACCTTTCGGCTACGCCCGATCTTGAGAATCCATCGAACATACTCGACGGATGGATGGTTCAGGCCGAGAACTTCGTCGTCATTCAAGATGGCCAGAGCGCACCGCTGATCTTCAACGGATCAAACCTGCGTCGCGCAACCATCGATGAAATCAAGTGCGGCAGAGTAATGGCCTACGTCAACGGACGTATCTGGTACGCTCTTGCAAATGGATTCTCATTCCGAGCAACCGACATCGTTTATGGAGACGGTACGCGAGCCAGTGTTCTCAAGGAAACCGAGAACACCTTCCTTAATGAAGGTGGAGACTTTGCGGTTCCGTCGGATTCAGGAGGCATCACAGCAATGGCCGTCCCCGGCAATCCAGATACGTCGCTGGGGCAAGGACCGCTTCTCATCTTCACGCCACGATACGTTTTCAGCATAAACGCTCCGGTTGATCGTGATGTCTGGAAGAATCTGAACTATCCGATTCAGGCCATTAGCTTGCTGACCAGTGGAGCGTTGGGTGCGCGTTCAGCCATCACAGTCAACGGTGATGTGTTCTATCGTGCAGTCGATGGTGTTCGCTCGTTCATTATCGCCAGACGCTCGTTCAACGATTGGGGAAATACCCCGATCAGCAACGAAGTTCTGAACATCATCGATAATGATCAGACCGATCTGTTGTGGGCTAGTTCTGCTGTCGTGTTCGACAATCGACTACTGATGACGTCTCAGCCTCGGTACAATGCCGAGGGCGTCGTCCACAAGTCGTTGGTCGTTCTTGATTTTGATCTTATTACGTCGCTGCGGAAAAAATTTCCTCCTGCGTGGGCTGGAATCTGGACCGGACTTGACGTGTTGCAGGTTCTCAAAACCGAGAATGCTTATGGAGACAGATGCTTCTCGATAGCCCGTGGGCTTGATGGAACCATTCAGATTTGGGAAATAAGCAAGGCTGAGAAGTTTGACAACAATCTTGCTGACGGTAAGAAAGAAATCCAGTGGCTGGTTCAAACCCGCGCTTACAATTTCGAACTTCCGTTTGGATTGAAGCGGCTTGATTCAGGCGACATTTTTATCGACTCGCTGGACGGAGATGTTTCGTTCAACATCGAGTATCGCCCAGACCAGTATCCCGGCTGGATTGAGTGGGCGGATTGGACTGAATGCGCGGCAACATTGCAGTGTCAGCCTGTTTGTCCGCTGTCCAATTTCCAGCCCCAGTACAGGCCGAAGATGCGATTGCCGACTCCTTCGGATATCCCGTGCAATTCGAGCATCAGCACACCGACAAGAAACATGTACGAGGTTCAGATGAGCCTTACGATTACTGGATATTGTCGCATCAAGAGCATTCGAGTTCACGCCTACGACGTTCAGGAACCTGCGGTCGGAGAGTGCCTCGTGTTCGAAGGATGCAAAACTCTTGAAGGTTGCGACGTAAACCCGTTCCTCTACACATCGGAATAGTATGCCAAACCTAACCCTCATCACGCTTACAGCTCCAAGCCTTCCGGCAAATTATTGCCCTGCATCTTACCAGAAGTTGGCCAACGATATCATCGGCGGCACTCAGGCTACGTTCAACAGCACGATTGGAAACTCGTTCTTCAATTTTGGACCGACGTATCCGGCGATTAACAACCGGATTTTCCCTTGGCTCGATCAGGATGGGAATTGGTGGATTTACGATCAAAGCTTATGGCTTCGTAAAAACATAGTTGCAGCGAGTGGTTATGATCGTCGCATCTTTGTTGGAACGACCACGGATCTTCTTTCGTACGACGGCGGCGACGGAACGGCTACGGCGACAACCACAACTGGTCCGATGTGGGAAGTTGATACGCTGTTTGACGCCCGATTCCCGGTCGGTGTTGGTGCTTTTGCGGCGAGTGGCGCGGTTGCTGTCAAAGGAACCGCAACTGCCACATCAATCGTTGGCGAGGATCAGCACACGCTGACGATTCCAGAGATGCCTGCTCACACTCACAATTTCTTCCCGCTTGTAACTGCGGATGCAAATAATGGGGGAGCCAATGGCGTCCAGTACGGCACCACTGCAAATGTTGCCACTTCATCCACTGGAGATGGAACTGCCCACAATAACCTGCCTCCTTTCTACGGTGTTTACTTCATCAAGCGAACATCCCGAGTCTACTACACCAAATGAAGCTCATTGTTCAGGACATTCGCTCGACTATCGCTCGGGTTATCGGCACATGTGTCGATGATCAGCGCGTTTATGATTACATCAATCAGGCGTGTCGAAGGCTTCTACACAAGGGTCTGTGGGCAGGCGCGTACGGACGTTTCACGATCCACACTGTAGGTGGGTGCATCACTTGGCCGCGTCAGATCGAAACCATTGAATCCGTAGCCGATTGCTGCGGAGTCGGAACGGTTCGCAATCAATGGTTCGAATTTCAAGAGTCTGGATACGGATTGCTTGGAGGAGAAAACGGCGCATGCGTCGGCAAGCAGCTTGTTGATCGTGGCACCGTCGTCTCTTACCGCGACATGTCCGGCGGCACTAACAGCTACCTGCGAGTCTATCCCGGTGACGCTTCTGACGTTGGCAAGACCATCACGCTGCAAGGAGTCGATCAGAACGGAAACTGGATTCGCACTCAGTCCGACGGCGTGTGGATTGATGGAGAGAAGCTGACGCTTGCTTTGCCGTACGTTCAGTCCACTAAGAAGTTCATCTCGTTGAGCGGCGTGATTCGCGATGCGACGAACACTGCCAGCCGTCTGTACGAGTACAATGCGACGACGTTGCTGGAGCTTGATCTGGCAGTTTACGACCCTGATGAAACTTTGCCGCAGTACCGTCGCAGCTACCTGACGGATCGTTGCAGCAACGACGAGGACAAGCCGGTGACGGTCATGGCGAAGATGCGCCATATCAACGCGACGAGCGTCAATGACTACCTCATTCCGCCTTCTCCAGATGCCATCAAACTGATGGTCATGGCGATTCGTAAGGAAGAGAACGATTTGATTCAGGAAGCAGTGGCCTACGAAGCAAAAGCAGTTCAAGCTGTTCAAGAGCAAACGATGCAGTATCTAGGTGACGCAGTTGCGACGATACGCATGGTTGGCGTAGGATTGAACGGCGGAGGATTTTCGCAATGGTTCTGAACCAAAAGGATAATTTATGGCAATAGGTATTCCAGCGGCAATTTTGGGTGGAGCGGCAATCTCCGGCCTTGGAAGTTTGTTTGGCGGATTGTTTGGCGGAAAAAAGCCAAAGGTTCCCGAGCTAAAGCCGATTGATTTTGCCAATGAGCAGCAGCAAGCGATTCAACAGAATATCGCGTCGCTTCAACCTGCAACCGAACTTGCTCAGAAAACGACCGCCGCCGAGCAGTCGCAGCTTGAGGCACAGCTTCGTCGAGCGATTCCCGGTTACGACCAGCTCATCGCTCAGGCTGGAAAGACTATTGGCTCAAGATTGCGCGGCGAGGTTGATCAAGATATTCAATCTCAGCTTCAACGCTCTGTCGCTGGTCGAGCGGTTGGTGGAGGATTCAAAGAATCAGAAGGCATTCGAACAAATTTGCTCGCTCGCGACTTTGGTCTGACAGCGATGCAGATCCAGAATCAGGGTCTTGCTCAAGCGCAGAGCTTCATCCAGCAGCAGCGTACGATGGGCATGGCGCAGCCTTTCTCGGTGAGCAGCATGTTCGTCACTCCGGCGCAACGGATTGGAGCGATTCAGCAGCAGCAACAGCTTCAATACGGTCGTGATTTGACTGCGGCTCAAGTTGCTGCCGCTCCTTCTCCGATGCAGCAATCGGCTCAAACCGCGTTCACCAACTTTGGAGGTATTGCCGGAGGCTCGTTGGCACAGTACGGAATGTATCAAGGATTGATGGGGCAGCAATCTGGAGCCTATCGACCACAATCGTACAATCCTCAGAACGATTCTGAGATTTATCCGAATCTCTACGCACCGTCTCCAACGAGGTCGGATATTACCCCAATTTCTAACAGTCTATTCCCAGAGTACGGCTCCTCAAACTACAGACCTTGATTTATGGCCGACCAATCTCTTCAAGCATTTCAGCTAGGCGCATCGCTGTTTGACCGCGCACAAACGCAGCAGCGGATGATGGAGCAATTGCAGGTGCAGACGGCGGATCAGATTATGCGGCAGCGGCAATCGGATCTTCAAAACAAGATTCAGTCGAATGCTTATGCTCAGGCGTTGTCGGAGCAGGAGGCACAGTCTGCTGAGTACGATACGTTTCAGAAGTTTAATGAGGAAGTTGGAACCTATTTCAACGATCCTGAGCTGAAGTCTCCAATGCCTG